GAAACCAGGCCATTGGTCTTCATCATGCTCGACCTTGAAGGCAACCGCCTCTTCAGCGCCGTCCGCCTTGAACAGCGAGAACGTGGCCGAAGGCACACAGGGGTTGTCGACCAGGCTGACCTCGTTCGGGACAGCGGTGAACTTCTTGACCTTCTGGTTGTCCTGGGTCTCGGTCCAGCGCTTGCCGTAGTTGCCGCCGACGGAGAAACCCGTATAGCAACCTTCCACGACCTTTTCCCATTCGGCGTCATCGACCACCTTCGCACAGACGTCGATGGCCTTGTCTTCGTCATCGAAGCTGAGATCGGTCAGCTTGCCAGCAACGGCCAGGCCGTGCATGACGCGGACATTGCCCTTCGACAGACCGCCGGAGGCTTCGTGGATCTCGTTCGACCACTTCTCGAAGTTTGGCTTGGAGGACGCATAGTCCATGACCTCGCCTGACTTGTCCAGGACTTCCTGGGTGATACGACCGTAGACAAGGCGCTTTTCCTCGTCCACCTTCGTCAGCGGGACGAATACCCGCGCCTTTGCCTTACTCATGAGCTTTGCTCCTTGTTGAACTTACGTAGGTACTCGGCCAACTTCTGCGGATCGCCTTCAGCGACAAGTTCGGCGAGAGTCTTTTCAAGACCCTCCTCGACGCCTTCTTCGTCCGCATCCTCCACCGGCTCAGCGAGAGGATTACCGTTCTCGTCCAGCTTTGCACCACCCTGAGCAGGAGCGAGGAGAGGAGCAAGACCGTTGGAGGTCATAAACATTGGCCGATCAAAGGTGGCATCGTCATACGGCTCACGACCGTTGGCAACGCGGCCTTCATTCAGCGTGAGCAGGCCTGACTTAACGTCTGCTTCCGTGATCGCCTGACGGCGGACAGGGTCCAGCTCATCATCGCCACGCCAGACGAACTCAAGATCCGCACAGTCGAAGTCTTCCGTCAGGATCGTGTCCACCAGGTCCTTGACCCAGTTCTGGATCGGCGCAAGGCCCGTAGCTGCAGCTTCTTGTGCAGCACTGTCGGCAGTCGCCCGGTTCATCATCTGCAGGAACGGCTGCGGACTGATGCTGAAGGCAAAGCAGGTAACTCGAGCGAGCCATTCCTCAGCCTTGCCGAACAGCTCGGTCTCCTGAGTGGGAATGTAGGTCTTCCCGATGGCGCTCGGCACGAAGCGAGCTTTCCGACGTTCGGCCAGGTTGCCGGACAAGATGTTGTCAAACCATTCCTGGAACGTGCGGATCTGGTCAGGAGTCCAGCCTTCGGGGACGCCGATCAGCGCGGGAGGCATATTGCCTTCAGTGAAGAAGTTCAGCTGGAAGATCTGCCGACGAAGACCAATGTTGATGGTCATGAGCAGCTGCTCTACCGGCGAGTACCCATAGATCTTGTGGACGCGGACGTTACGCGGGCGGAAGAGAACATCGCGTCCCGTGTAGTTAATCGCCGGCATCCCCTTGAGGATCTGCTGATAGGCCGTTACCATCGGGTCTTCCGGGGTGCGGCCCCAGTCATCAAGTACCCGGCGCATGGTCGCGCCATCGATCTGGTCGAGCGCGATGAGCTTGCCGCTACGAGTCCGGCGACGGTGCAGAGTGACTGCATCGATCACGAACAGGTCCTCGAGAAGCATACGCAGCCAGGCATTCCAGTGGTGTTCACCATCGGGCTTCTGGAAGAATTCCGTCAGGGCCTTGACGCGGTTCCGCTTCTGTGCGGTCAGCTTCTCCTTGGGATCGCGCGGCTGGATGACCCAACGCAGGCGCTCCATGGCATCCTTGCGAGTCTCAATGATGAGACGAAGCAGATCATAGCCATCAGAGAATGCCCTCAGCGTCTCATAGGTGATGGGCTGATAGGGGCGAGTCGAGGTGAGAAGGTTGACACCCTGGGGGAAGTCGAATGCTCGACCTGCCACTTCCGGTGGTGCTTGAGGCGACATCGGCTGGCCGGGACCGAACCAGTTGGCGCCCTGACCGTCATTGCCATAAGTGACGCCGACCGTATAGGCGGGGTTAAATCCCGGATTGAGGGCAATCTCGCGACCACCTCCAGCACTGGCACGTTCACTTGGCATTTACACCAGTACCCCCATCATTCGCTTGGGCAAAAAAGCGCACAAAACCGGCACTTTCGAGAGGTTTGACGTCTTCTTCTTTGACGAGGAATTTGCCGTCATTCCCCAGAAGATACTTCGCTCCGCTCATGCCGAATGCGGTATTTATACCCGCAGGACCTTGAAGAGAAACGAAAGCACCGGGTGCAGCGAGCTTCTTGCCTGACAATCTATCAGCGATAGCTTGGGACTCTTGACGGTAGTAATCCATCAGTCCTTCATTCGAGATAGAGCCAACCAGCAGCTCGGTGAAACCCCACACCAAGGAGTCCATTCGGTCAGGCGAATACCCCATCGAGCCGTCCGGCGTATACTCGCACAGCTGATCCTCGAGTTCGGGGAAGTAGCCGACGTGGTGAACCTTCTTCTGCTCGTAAAGCTGAGACACTGGTTCTGCGCGGACATACTTGCCGCGAGTGGCGTGGACATCTTTCAAAGGCACGAAGTCAGCGGTACGGAAACCATCCTCCTTGAGAGAACGGGCTGCGCTGCGAAGAACGGCGGCAACCATCTCGCCACCCTGGTTGGCTTCGTAGACGATCATGTCCGCATCCCACTCATCGTAGGCCTGGACAGCTACCCGTCCCCATTCCTCCGGCGATCCCGCCAAAGACATATCCTCGAGGAGGTAGCCGTGACCCTGTGCGTCCTTGGCGGTTACGGTGATCCCGCATTCCGCTGCGTTCTCGCCGACTTCCTTCGGGGGATCGACTGCGACAACCACCCTAACGAAGTGGGGAAGCTGGATCGGCGTAACGCTGTCCACTGGGCGGATGCGAGACTCATCGATCATCGTCCGAGACCACAGGGCGCCGGGCACATCATCCAGGATCTCTGCGTTCAGTTCCTGTCTACCGATACGAGTACCCGAATACCGATCAACCACCGCTTTGCGGAACGGCGGCGCAAGGTTGACCAGGTTCTCCATGGTCGTTCCCTTGGTAATCGTAGTATCCGACCGGAGGATGATGTCTTTCAGAAGCCTAATCGGCTTAGGAGTTGTAGTAACGATTTGCTTGGGATGGTCTCCCAGTCGTAGTCCGAACTGAAGATTGTCCCACGCCTCTTGGGCGTATCGCCACTTGCAAAGCTCGTCGCACCAGGCACCGTCGAACTGTGGACCACGAAGCGAGTCATAATCCTCAGCGGAGAAAAGGGTAGCAACAGCGCCGTTTGGCCAAGTAAGGCGTCGCTTAGAAGGCTCGTACTTTGGTCGGAAATCTCTTGGAGAACAGGCGAGGATACCGCTTTCACCTTCCACCATAACGTCTCGCGCATCAGCGGAGTCTTCAGCAACAAGTGCAATTCGTTTACAGTGACCTTCCCGAACCCACTTAATAACTGTCTCTGCTCCACATCGAGTCTTTCCGAAACCGCGACCTGCCAGAATAAGCCAGGTGACCCAGGCTTCTCCGTTGGGGAGGATGGCCTCTGGCTCCAGCTGGTTGGGTCGAGCCCACAGTTCCCAGGTGTGGAGAAGGTCATCGGCTTCCTCGTCGGTCAGATCGTCAAGCTTGGATAGGTCAATCGTCTTCAGGTGCTCGTTACGCAGCAGCCGACCGTCGACTTCCTGGTTCAACTGCGCGGCGCTTCCTTCCCCGGATAGATACAGCCTCATCTCCGGGGGCGGGGAGAAGTCGCGTCTCGTCTGTGATCGGCTTGACTTCTTCGGGCTGATCCCCAGGTGCTTCATCGACCGCTTCACTGCCATCTGCGGAAACCGTCCCCGCAGCCTGGAGCCGCGCAAGACGATTGAGGAGCTTTGCTTTCGCGCCTTCAACATTGATATTCACCTCTACGTTGGACCTGCCGGCACGATCATACTTGTCCGGACGACGAGCCTTCAGAATGGCCAGCATGAGTGGATCGGATTTCTTGAGAGCACGGTCGGTGGCGGCATCCTCGATGAAGTCGGTGCCGGACTCGATTGCCTCGTCCCAGTCAGCCGCGAAGTCGGGGTCGGCCTCACGCCATCGCTTGAACAGCGTGGGGGTTCCTCCCGCGGCTTCGGCGGCAAAGGATACGGATGAGCCTACGGCCAGCTGATCCAAGAAGATCTTCCGACGTTTGTAGGTGCGGACAAAATTGGACATTGGCGGTTGATCTCTCGTTGAATTTGACCTATGATTATTTCATCCCCGATAGGAGTGAAACGTCACATGGCACGAGCAAGAAAATCCCATATAGGTGATGAAGAGAAAGCGAAGCCTCGCTCGAGGATCGAACCGCCCTATGCCAAGGATAACCCGTATGTGGTATATTGCGACCTCAAACGCGAAGGCGAGGATCACGCGCGAGTGCTCATCCTGAACTTCTCCGCGAAGTACGCCGCCCACTACTTCATCATGAAGTTGATCCGCTCAGACACTTGGGAGGTATGCAAGCCCCTGATTAACCGAACGGGGATCATCACCGCCAGCAATATCCGCATAACGATGTTTGATGGCAAGCTCCAGGAGTTGATTGACTATGAACCCACAGAAGCCGAGGCCGAGTGGAAGGACGAGAGAGTCGATCAGCAGATCCTCGCCTTCAAGTATGGACGATCAGAGGAAGCAAAAGAAGTTGTCATCGAGACCGATGGCGATGATAGCTCACCTTCACCCAAGTCGATCAAACCTGCCAAGCCTGCTAAACCTCCTCGTGAGCCCAAGCCCGTCAAGGTCAAGCCCGATACCTCCGGCCACGTCAGCGCAAACGACATCGCCAAGAAACTCGGGGTTGAAGGACGAGAAGTTCGAGGCGTCCTCCGAGCCTTGAGTCTCCCGAAACCCGAACACGGCTGGAGTTGGCCGAAGGCTGAGGCGGACAAGATCGAAAAGCAGGTAGTCGATCACCTCAAGAAGGGAAAGAAGAAATGACCCAGCTTACCATGCTGCCGGAAAACGTCTTCACTGATCCTTGGAAGCTTCGCGAGTTCATCCTTGCGGGCAATGCCAAGATAACGCTCAGGTCTGAGAAGACTCTGAAGCATTACACTTACAAGATCAGGAAAGCCAAGGATGGGGACATCTGGTTCGTCAGCAGGCTCAGCTCGGATAGCAAGTACATCTACCTCGGTTCCATCACCAAGCACGATGAGCACTTTGTCTTTGATCGGACAAGGAACAGTGTTACCCACAGGTGGCTGGCCGAAAGCTTCGATGCTTTCAAGTGGTTCTGGAAAGTTCTTCGTGAGGATCGCCTCCCCGCTACCGCTACCGTTTGGCATGAAGGCCGTTGTGGAATGTGCGGCAAGGAACTGACCGATCCCGTGTCAATCAAAAACGGGTATGGGCCCGACTGCAGCAAAATGCGGTTGTCTCGGCCTTTCATGTATGATAGGAACGCAGCATGAACATTTTTGCTGTATCTCGCCATCCCCGCAAATGCGCTCGAGCACTCGATGACAAGCGGCTGAACAAGATGATCCTCGAGACCGCTCAGATTATGTGCGCTGTCTTGAACGAGCGGGAAGGATCACAGGTCACTCCCTATCGAACGTCTCACGCTAACCATCCGATCACCAAGTGGGCGGCGTCTAGCGATGACAATATGAGATGGCTCTATGACCTCGGCATGGCCTACGGTGAAGAAATCCAATATCGCTTCGGCCGCAAGCATGCCTGCCAGCTGGTCATCGAAGGTCTTACCTTCAGGTGGCCTTGGCTTGAGGATGCCCCTGAGTTTATGTGCAAGGAAGTGGAATTCTACAATGGTGCGAGGCATAAGGGACTTGATCTTGACTTCACTCACCTGCCGGTCCATGAAGCCTATCGACAGTATCTCAAAGTCCGTTGGCCGGGTGACAAACGCAAGCCCGTGTGGACTAATCGGAAAAAACCGCACTGGGCATAAGAAAAGAGGCGCCCCGAAGGACGCCCCTTTCCAGATGTGGGATCACCTCCCCTCAGAGCTGACTGGGATGCTTGTACTGTCCCGAGGCATCCGTCTGCAGTCCCGCCTTCGCGGCATTGTGAGTGCCGTGACCCGAACCGGCCGGCGCGGCAGCGGGAGCTTCCTCGACTTCCTGTGCGGTCATCGCCTCTTCCTCAGCCTCATCGGCCTCCTGTTCGGCTTCGTCGTCCTCGGCCTGCAGATCCTCAGCAGCCTGTTCGGCTTCTTCAGCCTGTTCGGTTTCCTGCTGATCTTCAGCCTGATCCTCGGTGGCGGCAGCAGCCTGTTCGGTTTCAGCAGCGGCTTCTTCGGCGTTCTTGCCCATCTTCATTCTCCTGTGGTTCCGGAACCATCGTTGTGATGGTGCTCTTACGATAAGAGGTTATTATGCCAAAGTCAACCAAAGAGAAATCGCCGCCGGGTGGATGGCTGGGTCCTCCTCCTACCGAAGGACTGAAACCCCTTGGCATTGCCAAGAAGACTGACAGAAAGGGAAACTGGATATGGGAACCGGTAAAGCAGACACGAGCTGACAAGGAAACCCGTCAAGAATGGGAACGCCGAATGGCAAAAGCCGACAAGAAGGGTAAGTGGAGGTTCAAGTGGCCTCCGAGAGAAAAGGACTAACCATGTTTGTGAAGATGATAGAGGATAGCATCAGTCCCGATGGTATCCGCATAACCACCATGCACCTCCGCTACTGGCGAGCGATCCACGCTGAGCTGATGACCCACAGGGTGTTCAGTCGAAATGCCCGCAGCAGTCGTGCGGTACCGAGCAAGGTCTTGCTGACCGAGCAGATCTTTGTCCCACAGTTCGGCATGAACCAGCCGGGTATGCAAGCGGACATTATCGCGCCGCCGGAACTGCAGGCGAAGTGGGCCCGTGAGTGGCAGGAGCTTGCCGACGTTTGCCGCGACTATGTCGAGCGTTGGTCCAATGAGAAGATGCACAAGCAGCACGCCAATCGTCCGCTTGAGTGGTTCGGGTGGATCGATGTTCTGGTAACCTCGACAGACTGGAAGAACTTCTTCAACCTGCGGATAAGCGAATACGCCCAGCCTGAGTTCGATGAGCTCGCACAGGAAATGAGGCGGGTTATGGGTGAGTCCACTCCCAAGCTTCTTCAGCCGGGTGAGTGGCATCTTCCTTACGTTACTGACAAGGAACGCGACGGGAGGTGGGGGATCGAGCCGCTGCTCAAGCTATCGACTGCTCGGTGCGCTCGTTTGAGCTATGAGCCGTTCGAGGAAGGCAAGTTCGACATCAACAAGGAGATGGAGCGTCACGACAAGCTGGTCGTGTCTCAGCCCGTTCACGCATCGCCGGCTGAGCATCAGGCAACGCCGGATGATGTGATCCCAGGACTCAC